CAGTTAAGACTGCTGCTAAGTATGTCAACAAAACTCATTGGGATACTAAAGACGCATTTGCTGCAGCAATAAATAAGACAGACTTTACTTCAGATCAAATTAATGTTAACGCAGAATGGGATCTTTATCAATCAGACAAAGAAGGTTACAGGAATCATCTTAAATTAGAGAAATAAGGTAAAACTTAATAGGAGTATAAAATGACAAAAAGAAAAGTATTAAAAGAAGTTCTTTTTGATGATGTGGAAGAAAAGATAGAATATGATTTTTTAACGCGTGATCAATTTTTCGCAAAAGTACCAGAAACACCGCCAATGTCGGCGCACGGTTTAGAAATATGGGAAAAATACCTACAAGATCCAAAAGGATTTAAATTTTAGGAGATTATTATGTTACCGTTATTATTATTTAATGTTATTTCTAGTCTTGTCGTGGACAAAGCAACAGATTTAGCAACAGAGCACGCGGAAAGTATGATAGATGATTTACTTCCAGATAGTGCAAAAAAAGAATTAGACAAAGCTATAAAAGCTGACCCATCACACACATTTGATAATGCTAAAGATGCATTGATGGCTGCTGTTGATGGAAATTTACCTATCATCAAAGCAGACGGAACACTTAAACCAATCGAAAAAACATTCACACTTACATTTGATCCTACTACTGGTTCAGTTGATATAAAACAAGCTTAGGAAGGAATATTATGGCAGTCAAGATACCATTATATAATGGACACCTGACAAAAAACTTTGGGTATCAAGAAATGATAAAAAGTTCTACTGCTGACCGTTTGGGTATCTCTAATGATGCAACAAGAGAACACGTTATTAATTTAGTCAATCTTTGTAACTTTATCCTACAACCGATTAGAGATGAGTTTGGAGTTATTCGTATCAATAGTGGATATCGTTCTCCAGCATTGAACAAGGCAGTAGGCGGTTCAAAGACAAGTCAACATTGTAATGGACAAGCAGCAGATTTTGAATCTACAAAAATTTCAAATCCAGACCTTGCAAAATGGATTTCTGAAAATTTAATATTTGACCAACTCATTCTAGAATTTTATGATGGAGTTGACCCAAATAGCGGATGGGTACATTGTTCTTATGTTCTTGATGGAAGTAACCGCAATAAAACAATGACGGCTCTAAGAGTCAATGGGAAGACCCAATATAAGACAGGCCTTCTCACATAGGAGGAAAATATGAAATATGTGTGGCTAGTTTATTTACAAATTTTATTTGTGATAGGTGCCAATCGTGGGCGTTCATGGGTTGACAATCACATCTTATTGTGTTATAATAATTTAGATAAGTTAAATGTGGATTACGTTAAATACATAGACCATCCCTGAACATCAACTAGATAAATTTTAATGTTTTATACTAATGTGCAACCTCATGGCAATTACATTGCTTTGAGAGGTGTTAATGATCGTGGTGAATCTTTCAAAGAGAAATTGAACTACGAACCTACCTTATTTGTAGAATCTCACAAACCTCAAAATCCCCAATGGAAAACCCTAGATAATCGAAATGTTGCTCCTGTGAAGTGGGGCTCTATGAAAGAGTCTCGTCAAGCCATGAAAGAGTATGGTGGTAAAGTTTTTGGGTTTGACCAGTTCCAATATTCTTTTATTTCTGATAATTATCGTGGTATGATTGACTACGATTTAGATAAGATTAAGATTGGATATATTGATATTGAAACTAGTTCTGAACATGGTTTTCCAGATGTAAGAAACGCCACAGAAGAAATCTTGGCTATCTCTTATCGTTGTGGAGAAACTTTCAGAGTATATGGCTGTCAGGGTTATGAACCAAGTGAAGGTATTCTGTATGTTCCTTGTACAACTGAAGAACATCTTTTACTTGAATTTGTGAATGATTGGAGTATGAATTATCCAGATATTATTACTGGATGGAATTCAAGGTTTTTTGATATTCCATATCTTGTCAATCGTATAGTCAAGATTCTTGGTCAAAAAATGGCTAACAAACTTTCGCCTTGGGGTTGGTATAAAGAGAACGAAATAAACCTATTCGGTAATAGAAAACAACAGATTTTTGATCTAGTTGGAATTTCAAGTATTGATTACATGGATGTTTATAAGAAGTTTATCTATGTCAATCAAGAATCTTATTCTTTGAACCACATTGCTTACGCAGAGTTGGGGGAAAAGAAATTAGATTATTCAGAATATTCTTCACTGCATGAACTATACAAAACAAACTTTCAGAAGTTCGTTGACTATAATGTTCGTGATGTTGTCCTGTTGGAAAGATTAGAAGAAAAACTGAAACTCTTGGAGATGATTATCTCACTTGCATACATGGCCAAGTGTAATTTCAATGATGTATTCAGTCCTGTGAAAATGTGGGATTGTATTATCTATAATCATTTGAAAGACCAACAAATTGTTGTTCCACCTAAGAAACATGAAACTAAAACAGAAGCATACGAAGGTGCCTATGTGAAAGATCCAAAGATTGGTCGGCATAAGTGGGTTGCTAGTTTTGACTTGAATTCTTTGTATCCACATCTGATAATGCAATATAATATTTCTCCTGAGACTCTTGTAGGTATGCATACTGAATTTGGTTTGGTAGATGCTTTACTTGATAAAGAATTTGACGTTGTTTTTCTTAAAGAGAAAAATCTTACCATGACTCCAAATGGTTCTTTGTATAGTCGTAAGAAACAGGGGTTTCTTCCTGCTCTTATGGAAAAGATGTACACAGACCGCGTCAAGTATAAGAACTTGATGATTACGGAACAGAAGAAGGGTAAGTCTGCAAATACTAACAAGTTGGCACAGTATCACAATATGCAGATTAATTTAAAGATTGCTCTTAACTCAGCTTACGGAGCTCTTGGTAATCAATGGTTTCGTTTTTATGATGTAAGGAATGCTGAGGCCGTGTCCGTTGCAGGTCAACTTTCCATTCGGTGGGCTGAGAAAGCAGTCAATCAATACTTAAATAAAATATTAGAAACAGATAATGATGATTATGTCCTTGCTTCCGATACTGACTCTCTGTACGTTACTCTTGATTCTCTCGTACAAAAGGTAGGTCTTACAGATACAGATAAAATTATAGAGTTCATGGATAAGGTTTGTGAAGGTAAAATTCAAGATGTGATTGATAAATGTTATGATGAAATGGCTGAGTATGTTAATGCATTTGAACAAAAGATGGTAATGAAACGTGAAGTCTTGGCAGAGGTTGGTATTTGGACTGGCAAGAAACACTATATTCTGAATGTTCATAATTCTGAGGGTGTTCAGTATGATGAACCTAAACTAAAGATTATGGGTATTGAGGCTGTCAAAAGTTCTACACCAGAACCTTGTCGTAACGCTCTCAAAGAGGCATTCAAGATTATGATGAATGGAACAGAAGATGATGTAATTAATTTCATTGAAGATTTCAAGACTAAGTTTAAGACTCTTCCTGCAGAAGAAGTTTCTTTTCCAAGATCGGTAAAGGGTCTTGCTAAGTATCATGATTCAGCATCAATCTATCAAAAGTCTACACCGATTCACGTTAAAGGTTCTCTAATCTACAATAAAATTTTACAGAACAAACGATTGACTAGAAAGTATCCAAAAATTCAAGAAGGTGAGAAGATTAAGTTTGCTTATCTAAAAGAACCTAATCCAACTGGTGATACCGTAATTGCTATGTTAAATGCTTTACCAGATGAGTTTGAGTTGAAACCTTACATAGATTATGAAAAACAATTTTCCAAATCTTTCCTTGATCCTATAATCGGTATTCTCAATGTTATCGGCTGGGAACATGAAAGAAAAACTAATATCATGGGATTCTTCACTTGACAATTTCTTCAAATATGGTATAATAAACGTATGTTAAGTATTAATAGAATATTTGTAGGGACTTTCTTAATGAGTGTCTTGTGGATTGTTGGTGATATAAATCCACTAATCTCAGGAATAGCTGTAGGACTTTTGTTTGGTTTAACAGATTATGCCAAAGAAAGTAGGTAAAATGAATATTTGGGTAGAATACTGGAAAAATCCTAATAAACAAAATAGTAGTCATGCTCAGATGAGTGAGAACATACATTGGATTGAACCAGACCCAAACATTATTTCTAGAAGGTACTTTTCAACTATGACTGATGCAATTGAATTTGCTACAACAATAGAAAAAAGTGGTCAGCTGATACGAATAAAACAAGACAGAGGATTATACTAATGGATGATGAACACAACTATGGTGGTTGGCTTATAGAAGATCTTAAAGATCATTATAAAGAATTGATGCGTCAAAGAGATCGTAGTGAAATGTATAGTGAACGTGCAGAATTAAATAATATGATGTTAATTATTTTAAGTGAAATACAATCAAGAGAAAGGAATTAACAATGAAAATACAGAAAGCTGAAGTAGCAGGTTCTAAAAAATCTCCCGAAGAAATTAAAATACAAAAAGATCTTCATGATGGCCATCTTAAAATAAATAACGCAAGAGAAAGAACAGAATTTGATGGTCTTACTCTTAGAGAAATGAGA